TAGCCGACAAGCGACGCGCCAGAGGCGACCTTGGCGCGGGACAGCGTGCCCACGTAATTGGCGTGTGCGCCTGGTATGTGGGCATAGCTGGCGTCCACCTCAGTCACAGACACACTATTGATCGCGCCTGTAGCCGAGAAGAATGAGAAGCTGAGAGTTTGGCCTGTCGTTGAACTGGGGCGTGTAATAACCGTGTAAACGCCAGTTGAAATGAAGTTATCGCTCCCAACGGATGCACCAAGCGCGATTGTGACGGTTCCGGCAGTGACCGTCACGTCAACCACGATCTTATAGACCTTGTCTGGGTTCAAGCTTGGTATGATCTGCCCGAGCGTCCAATAAGCGCTGTAGTTCGTGAAGGACGCGGAGCCACCACTGATCGTGATGTTTGCGTCGTGGCTCCAGTTTGCATCGACGTCAAATGAGCCGTTGACCACAAGCTCGGTGGAGGGACCGATTGAGCCGACAATTGCGTTCGAGAGGAGCGAACGCTTGATCGCACCTACGTTGTAACCAGTATTGTAGATGTCGCCGATGAACGCGATGAGGCTGCGGAGTTGTGTCGAGTGTGGCGCGATCCTGACAACGCGGTTCGAGTGCGGACTACCCGGAACATAGCTATACGCGAGCGTGCGCGTAATCATAGCGCTGTGAGCAAGGTACTTGTTCCAAAACTCAAAGCCTATGTCTGTTGGCTCGCCGGGACCGTTGATCTTATACAGGCTCGATGTTGAGAACCCGATGTCATGATAGATGTAGACGTAGCGACCGCTCTGGTTGGTCGTGAATGTGATGCGGCCACGCTCGTCATAAGCGATGCGGTTTACAAATGTCGCGGTGAACGGACGAATGATACTGCCGTTTGGCCTGATGATGTATAGGCCAGCTCCGGCTCCCAGTGCGATTGTGGGAATACGAAGTCCCGTGGACGGGTCTGTTGGGGCATCCGGGAAGACGTACATCGCGACAGAACCAAGCTCGAATGTGTCTATCGCTCTGTACTTATTGGGGGTGTTGGTTGCCGAAGACAGTGATGTGCCAGCCGGAAGGCGCAAGCCATCGAAGGTAACGACAGGAAGGTTGTTGAACGTGTAGTACCCATTCACTGAGCACCACAGTTGGTCGCGCGGGAAGTTGAACTCCAGGAAGGCGTTGCCGGAAAATGCCTGCGCAGCGTGCTTAGAAACACAAATGTGACCATTGAGAGCCGCTATACTGCCGCGCGTGGTCGTGTCCCATGCAAGTTGCTGGGCATACCACATGGGACGGCCGGGTTCGGTGAGGTCATAGATGACGAGGCGCTCGCCAGCGTAGATGAGCGCCGCGAGGCGGGGGAAGTCGGCCTTGTTGCCGCGAACCGTTGCGGAGATGCCGCTGTCTGGCGTTGCCTTGACTTCGTAGGTGGTGGGTTCCGAACCACTCTCATACTGCGGGGCGGTCATGAGGAAGCCGGAGGTGCCGTTAAAGGCAGCGTCGGAAGCAACCTGGAACTGGACGTCGGCGTTGGTTCCGTTGGTGTTTGGAACGAACGTGTACCAGACACGAAACCAGCCATTCGCAAGCGCGACACAGTTGGAGCCTGCGGCCAAGGAATTGAGGAATACGTTACCCGCGTTCGGAGCAGAGGCCCCGACGCCGATAGAGCCGCCAATGCGTGCGCCAGCGGGGAGCGGGTCTCCAGTCAGCTTGATGTAGACAGAGACGTTGCAGGGCATCCCTGAATTGACGTTTGCCGCAGAGATGAGTTGGGCGAACGTCGACCCGTTGTTCGGGATCGCCTTGTAGACCGTGCCTGTCCCGCCGAAGGGATCGACTTCGTTGGGCTGGAGGACGGTCTGAATGCCGCCCTTGTACCAAGCGAAGGTCGTGGAGTTGCCCCAGCGGTTCTTCCAGAGACGATAGAAGAGGCCATCGGTGGGGAACTGGTAGTAGTCGCCGGATGCGCCGTAAGAAATGATCTCGCGGACGGAGATGTCGTCATAGTCGGCGTATTGGCCAAGGAAGTTGGCTGCGCTGTCCATGCCGAAATGCAGGTAGGTCGTCGTTGCGGTGGCGACGAACGCGCCGACGATGGTGGTGTTTGCGTTGCTGCCCTGGAACTGGACGCGGTTGGTGCCGACCATGCTGTTCGTGTCGGTCTTGTTGACAGCCCAGGAAGCGACGGACTTGTTGCGCTGCGTGAAGACCACGCGGTACGCCTTGCCGATCACGGTGGAGAAGGCCTGCCAGACAGAGGGGTAGCCCGAGTTAAGGCCGCTGACGCGCAGGTTCCCGTCGACCACGCTTGCTGTGGCGTTGGTCGTGGACCAGCCAGTAGTGGTGTCGGCGCTGCCGTTGAGGATCAGTTCAGGACCGACATTTGTGGCATAGTAGCGTGCGTTGAACTCCGAGGTCTGCGCGCCCAGCCACTTGCCCATGAGGGGTTCGTTGTACCAGGCAGTGTGCTGGCATTTCTCGGTCCATGCGCCGCCGTCGCTGTCCTTGGACGTGTCGTAGATGTGTAGTGCATGGATGGTCTGAGTGCCGCGATAGAGCGCCTGCGCGGTGATGCCAGACAGGTCTTGCTGGACGACGGACGAGGCGCTGGCTGCATAGCCCTGGGCCAGAGATGCGGCTGTCTGGGCGGACTGGGCCGCCTGGGTGAGAGAGGCGGCGGAGCCGAAGGTTGCTTGAATGGCAGCGGCGGAGGCTGCGGCTTCGGAAGCCTTGGAGCTCGCCGTAGCAGCAGCAGATCCAACCGAGTTGGCGCTGGTAGCCGACTGGGTGGCGCTGGTCGCAGATGCGGTAGCGCTATTGGCCGACTGGGTGGCGCTATTGGCCGAGGCGGTCGCACTGTTCGCAGACGCGGTGGCGCTATTTCCGGATGCGGTCGCGCTGTTCGCAGACGCGGTAGCACTCGCTCCAGCTTCGTTGGCCTTGGTCGTGGCAGTCGCGGCAGAGTTACTTGCCGAAGTAGCGCTCACAGAGGCAGCGGTAGCGTAGGTGCTGGCCTCGGTCGCCTTGTTGGTCGCCAGCGAGGCCCCCGAGACAGCCGTGTCTCGGTACCCCTGTGCATCGGTCGCTGCGGTCTGAGCCGCCACCTTGGAAGCCTGCGCGTCGGTCGCCGCAGCCTGGACCGTCACCACGCTCGAACTGGCATTGGACGCGCTGATCGCAGCCTGAGAAGCGCTGGTCGCAGCCTGCGATGCGCTGTTCGACGCCTGAGAGACGGCCGTGCCGATGAGACCCGCCTGGGTGGTTGCCGTGGCAGCAGACGCGGCAGCGTTGGTGGCGCTGGTCGCGGCAGCGGTCGCCGAGTTGCTCGCATCCGTCGCCTTGGTCGAGGCCGTGGATGCCGAAGACGCAGCATTAGCGGCCGAGGTCGCAGCGGCATTCTTGGACGCCAGAGCGGACGCAGCGTGATCGCTGGCAGCGTTGACATTGGCTGCTACGGTCGCGGCATTCGTGCTGGCCGAGGATGCGCTGGCCGCCGCCGAGGTGGCACTGGAAGCAGCGTTACTTGCGGAAGTAACCGCCTCGGCCGCCTTGGTGGTGGCGGTAGCGGCACCTGCGACAGCACTGGCCTGAGCCGTCTCAGCGCCCGTCCGGGCGGTCTCGGCAGCGGTCTGGGCCGTCTCAGCGGCAATCCGGGCAGTGATCGCAGCCGACTGGGCACTCTCAGCACCCGTCTTGGCCGTCTCCGCAGCACCCTGAGCCGACACCGCCTGGTCGCGCGCTGTCTGAGCCGCGTTACGGGCCGACTGGGCATCCGCGAGGATCGTGTTCATCTGCGGGTTGACGTCACCCACATCGCCCTTCGGACCCTGCGGACCCTGTGGACCCTGCGGACCGGCCGCAACGACCTCGACGTTTTCAGGAACAGATTCGTTCAGTACGACAGTCTGGGTCATCGAGTTACTTCCGGAGAAATGGTCGCCTTGCCCTCGATCAGGCGCGTCACGGTGCCGTCGGCACTCTGGAGCTCAAGATCGTAGACAGCAAACCGGGCAGTGAGGTCGTCGGTCAAAGTCGCAGACGCGATGACGGCAATCGTGCCGTTGATGCCGCCAAGTGTGATCGCGCCGTTCGCGGTCGTGAGATCGAGAAGAGGTGTGGGCGTATTCAGGCTGCGGCGCACCTGCATGCGCGCCGAATAGCCGGTGAGGTTCACTGGCGTACCTACCGAGTCTTTCCAGACCAGGTTCAACCTGAAGGTCGCGCCCTGCTCGATGAGAATGTCGTGCTTTGCCGCTGCCACCGAATGAAACCTAAAAGTAATGTCAGGATAAAATCGCGCAAACTATTGGGGGCACAATTTACGCAAAACCAAGTTATAAGCAAGTATTTGTCGCTTCGTTTCCAGTGTATCCGCGCGAGATGGCCTAATAATATCCAGAGTATTACAAGGAATACTTGGTGAGGGCGTCTCTACTACTGAAGTCGCGGCACAACCGCTAAGTCCGATAGTCGCCACGCAGAGCAGCATCCACTTCGTCATCGGTGAGCTTGTCCACTTCTGCCCGGATTTGGTCTGCGAGGGAGGCGGCTTGCACCGCCCTCGCCATCTCGCGTGCGATCTGCTGGCGCTCGCCCTCCTTGATGAGGCGGGTCCGCTCCATGTGGGAGAGAACCAGCCTCGTTACTTGCAGAAGTAACAGGACGAGCTGGAGCACTGGATCAGGCCGCTACCTTGGCGATGCCAGCGCGCAGCGTACCGAGACCGAGCATAGCCATGACCAGCTCAAGCCAATTGTCACCGGCCTCAAAACCGGGAATGTCGAAGCCGAGAAAGCGCTCGAGCACGACGCAGAGCACGAAGAGCGCGACGATGATGTAGGTCCTGTAGCCAGAAAGGAAATTCATGAAATCTCTCCGAATTAGCCGGGGTACTGAGCCCATGGCAGTTGAAAATGCGGTCCGTCTTTGAAATTCACCCAGTCTCCGCCCCACTCGAGCGGAACCTTCTCGGCCTTGGCTGCGGCCTTGATCCTCTTCGCCAGATCCGCATAAAGCGGCCAGTCCCAGCGGACCTCGTTGCCAATCTTCATGGCGAAATCCACGGCGTGCGAGAGCCCGTTGGTCTTACCCGGCAGATGGCGCGAGCGAAGCGTCTTCGATGCGCCGGCCGCCTTCAGCTTCTTCTGCTCATCGAGGGTACGGATCGAGCATGTGATGAAGAACGACTTGGAGCCGTCCACCCAGTCCTTGGCCGCGCGGCGAATGACGCGGGCCAGGTCGGGATGGAGCTTCTTGAGGTGGGCCTCGTCGCGGGCGGATAGCTTCACTTGCGCAGCGCCTCTTCAATCGAGTTGAGCTTGTCCATTATGGCCCTGCTCGTCTCGCGGATTTCCTTGATCTCTCGGTCGTGTGCGGTCTTCGCTTCGTCTAGCCGCGCTTTCAAAACAGCGATGTCAGTCGAGTGATTGTTCTGCCGCTGGTAAAGTACCCATACAAATGCTGCCACTGGTGCGATGACCCACTGGATAATTGTGCTCAGTATCTGAAAACCAGTAGGCTCAGTCATCATTCTTAGCCTTCAGCGGGCGGGGTATTCGGCTGCGGAGGTGTGTCGTGCTTCACTTGCCACTGGGCGATGACGCCCTGGTAGGCCGCGAGCGTGTCGATGTGGATGCTCGAAGGCCGGCGCGTTTCCGGGTCGATATGCTCTTCCTCGCCGAAGGTCTCGTACCACTGCAAGGCATGAAGAGTGCTCGGGAGCCCCGAAGTATCGATGCCGCCGTAGCAAACACCATCCACGCACACTATGCCGTCGGACTTGACGACCGTCACTCGCATATCAGCCTCCAATCAACTTTGTTTCGCCCTGCACCGTGGCGAGGAGAATCTGCTGGCTCGCCTGGTTGGCCCGGACCATTTCGTTTCTGAAACTCTCTACGGCTGCACCCGTCTGCCTCTGCTGCTGGGAGTTCTCGATCAGAAGGACAGGCAACCAGGTGATGGCGCAGCCCCACTCGTCGATCTCGGCCCCGGTGTTGGGGTTCGTTCCCCGGATTTGCGTGTACCAAGAGCAGCCGAGCTGCTTGCAGTCGGCTTTTATCAGGGGGCAGTAACTTGCGGGCTTGAGCTGAGCCATGATCAGTTCTTCGTTGCGATGATGAGGTCAACGTAAGCCACCGCCATGTCCACCGATGCGGAAAGTGTGTGACCGTGGGGATTCTGCGTCACACCGTGAGTGTGGCCCCAGCTCGCACCAGCCGACGTCGTGGTGCGGTAGTTAACCGTACCGCCGGAGGACGTACCGCCACCGCCGGACCCGCCATAGTGCGGGAAGTCGTGGGTGTGCGCCGGCATCTCGTTCCAAGAGAGCGTATGGTAATTGATGGCGATGTCAGCGTAATTTCCGGCGGCAGTACCGGAGATACTTCTGTTGGTGAAGACATCCGTGAAGTTCCAACTGCCACCCGACCCGGCAGCACCGGACACCACACGAAGCGCCTTGTTGTTGTGAGTGACATCTTTCGTCCAGCCCGTCGGTGCGTTCGTTTGCTGGAACAGCATCTTGGTACCGGGAGGAAACGAATCGAAGGACGACCACGCGCCGCCGACAAACGACTCTTGAAGGCCAGTTGTCGTGTTGTAGCGGGTCATTCCGGCCAAAGGAGAGCCGGGCCTCTGCGCCGTTGTACCGGACGGCAGGAGGATTGCCTGGCCTGTCGGATCGACCGAAAGAGGGAGCTCCGTTACCGTCGTCGAATCCGACGTCGTGCCGAGCACCTTGCCCGCAGCAGCAGTGAGCGTGTGCTGCGCGTTCCAGTCTGACGGCTTCACCGCCGTCGCGTCGTTACCGTCAGCCTTGGCGCAGTTGAACTGGTGCTTGAGTACAATAGCCATCGGTTACCCCTAATCCTAATACCGCCGGCTCGAGAAGGCGCGCGGGAAGCGCCAGTTCTGGCCGCGATAGATATTGCCGTGCATGGCCTCGGCTCGAGCTTTGCCAATCGACTGCTTGAACTGCCGGAGATGGAAGAGCGCGAGCTGTGGCGAGGAATAGGGCTTGGCGAGCTGGCCCATCATGCGACCGAGAACGCCATCAAGAATGTCGTTGTTGTATTTGGCGATGACCCACTCGGGGCAGTCGGGATAGCCCTCCGAGTCCACCGGGTCCGTGATCGTCTTGGTGACGCGGGCGGTGTAGGTCATTGCCTGGTTGGGCGAGTAGTGCAGGACGATCTGGCCGGGAACCGGCATGATCGCGCCGACCTGAAGCCCCTTGTCGTCAGCGACACCCATCAGCCGGTTGATGATGCCGCCCTCGGCCGGAAACACCTCATAGGTGTAAGCCGCAGGGTTCTCGATGTAGGACTGGGTGGTTGCCGTCACCTGAAAGGGGATGTCCTCCGACCAGATGTTGGTTTCCTGAAAGAACTCGTTGAGCAGCGAGAACAGCTCGATCTTGATCGCTGCGTCGAGTGCGCCCGGAAGCCTGATCCGGGCGTTGTCCATGATGCGCTTGATCTCGGAGGATGCCATTCTGACCTCACGCCACAATCGACAGGAGCTGGCCTGAGAACTTGTTCAGGAAGATTGCGGCGCGGCCGTCCTGGACGTTTTCATCGTCCCTCAACTGTGCCTGTCCGCAGATGTAGTAGACGAACGCCGTGCGATATTGCGGGTCGATGTCCACAGTCGCACTCATGTTTGCAGAACTGAAATCCGGAAGAGAAGTCTGGAAGTACCCGCTCATGAGATCGGGGCGCATCTTGCGCGCTTCCAGTATGCCCATGTTGAGGGCTTCGACGAGGTCGTTGTCCTCGTAGCGGCATGGAGCCACCGTATCGAGAAGCAATACTCGAGCCCGGTCAATGTAATCCTGAACAGTATCGAGCGCCATTGTTACCTCGGAAAGTAATCAGACCGGGGGAGAGTTGTCTCTCCCCCGGATCGTGCCTTAGCCGGCGCGGGTGACGACGGCCTGAGCGATGGCCTTGTTGTCGACGACCTGGTAGCCGTAGACCTGAAGGCCGCGCAGGACCGTGCCGAAGGTCAGCTCCGAGCGGAGCGTCTCGACCTTGGAGACCTGAGAGGCGAAGGTCAGACCGTGAGCGTGACCGGCGTAGATCACGAACTCGCCAGCGGCCAGACCACCGGCAGTACCGGCGGGGAGCAGGTTGGACGAGTAGATCGTGAAGCGGTCGATCATGCCGACGCGGCCGTTACGCAGCGGCGAGGTCGAGTCACCGGTGATGTACGCCTGACGGAGGTCCGACATCTTGAGCGAGTTGACCGCCCAGACGGGGAGCACCACCCAGCGACCTTCCTCGGGGATGTTCTGCTCGTCGAGGACCTGGCCCAGACGGAGGATCACATCGAGGATCTCGACCTGACCGGCAGTCGGGCTGCGCGGCACGGTGGCGAGCGGCGTGGTCGTCGCACCGAGGTTGATCGAGTTGGTGATGATACCAGCCGTGGTGCCACGGTTCTTGACCGCAGCCTGACCGAGGATGCCACCGAGCACGTCAAGATCAACCTGGATCTTGAGCTGCTGGGCAGCGTCGTCCGACCACATCGACATGGCGTCCAGATCGCTCTGGATGTCGATGACATCGTCGAGGATCGTGTTGAAATACTTGCCGTTGCCGATGTAGAGCGTGATGGACGAGCCTTCCGGACGCTCGAGGGTGAGCGCGCCGTCAGCGCGGTAATCACGGATCGTGATCGTGGGCTTCGTGCGGATCTTCACGCGGTCGCCCTGATTACGAATTTCGCCTTCGTAATCGGTGTTGGAGATCACGGAGAGAACGGTCGAAGCGTAGAACTTCTCGATCAGCTTCCCCGACCAAATTTCGGGAATGAAGCCGTTGGTCGAGAAGGCGTTACCCGTGCCACCGGTCGGATAGATCGGCGGGGTGGTACCGGAGCCCGCTACCGGGAAGTTTGAAGTCGGAATAGGCATTGTTGAAAAGCCTCAGATGAAAATTGTTCAACGGATGCGCCCTTCACGCTGTGCCTCGAAAAGCTGTGCTTCGAGCTTGCTCTTCTCCGCGTCCTTGCCCCGGTACTTGCCGGCAGCAACGTCTGCGTAGAAGGTAGCGATCTGTGCGCGTGTGAAGATGGGCTTCTCAGCGGGGGCCATAGTGCCAGCCGCTGTCTTAGCTCTGCCGGGTGCGGCCAACTTCGCGAGCGGGACCTTGCTGACCTTTTCGGTCGGTACGTCCGGGTCGCCATTGGCGGGAGCCACAGCAGCCTCTTCAGCGAGGAAGCCGTTGAAGAAGGCGAGTACGCGGGAGGCGTTACCTGCGGCATACGCCGCCTTCAGCATCTCATGTCTAATAACACCAGAGAAAGGATCTGGCAACCTCAACCAAGAAAGAAATTCTTCGTTAGTATTGAGGTCACGCCAAGTCGGTAACTTTTCATCCAAGGCCGTCATGAGCTTGGCGTGGCTGTCCTGCGCCACGACCGAGTTCACGCCTTGGACGCGCTTCTCGAGCTCGGAGATCTTGGCTTCATAAGCCTTGATGATCGGGCTCAGCTCTTCCTTGGCCTTCTTGCCGACGACCTTGAGGAAGTCCTGACCGTAATCACGCTCCTCGTCCTCGGTGATGAGGCGCTCGGCCTGAAGCTCGGGGAGCGGCTGGCTCGGGGCCTGAGCTTGTAATGATCCGATCATCGACTGGAGATTCTGAATCTGCGAGGACAGGTCCTTGATCTGCTCCTGCGAGCGATCATAGCGGCCCTTCATCGCGTTGTAGCGGCGCTCCCAGCTTTCGTCGTCGGGCTGGGCCTTGGGCTCGGGCTTCGCCTCGGGCTTGGATTCAGCCTTGGGCGGCTCGGCCGGCGCTTCCTGTGTCTGGGGCTGGGCTTCCTGCTGGGGCTGGGCGTTACCTTCGGAAGTAACTTCAGCCTCGGCCTTCATCGCCTTGAAGATTTCGTCCGACCGCGCGGCGGCAGCACGGACGGCGGCGGGGAGCTTGACGTTCGGATCGTGGGGGAGGGTCGCTTCTTTCACTTCTTTTTACCTTCAATTTTGTCTGCGCTCGAGAGGCAGTTGCTCATGAGGGCAAGGAGGTGCGCAGCAAGCTGGGCGCGTCCTTGCGCAACGGGCAAGTGTTCGAGGGGAGACTGAATGCAGTCGTTTTTAATTTGATCAGTGAAAATAGAAAAAGCTCCCAGGAACTCGTTCCAGGACCTGGGAGCAGTGCGGGCTAATTCCGCAGCACGGAGGATAAGGTCTTTATCGCCGGTCAAGCAGCTTACCGGGGCGTGGCGTTCTGGGCACCGGAGAAGCCGGCCATGTGGCCCTTACCGCCGGAGACCTTGAACGAGTTGTCGCCGCCACGGCCGCCGCACGAGACCTGGCCGGGAACGACGGGGGCAGCACCGCGCTGCTTGCCCATGACGCCGGTACGGCCGCCCTTCGGGGCTTCCTTACCAAACGGCTGCGGGCGGGTCGGAGCACCGACACCGGCTTCGCGCGTGGCAACGCCGGTCTTCGGGAACATCTTGGTGGTGCCGCCCTTGGCACCGCCGCCCATCTTCTCAGTCTTTTCCTTGCCCTTCGGGGCAGAGTTGTTCGTCTTCATTTCATACCTCGAGTTTAAGGCTTGGACTTCTTCCGACCCATCCCGAGCGTGTCGGGAAGGTAGGAACTCATGAAAGCAGGCCCCTTGGCTTTGCGGGGCTTGCCGTAGTCTTCGGGCTGCTTGGCCTTGCGACGGGGCTTCTTCAGACCCTCGTTCATGCCAGGACCCTTGATCTGCTTCACAGCAGTCTTCACGCCGCTGCGCGGTGTCTTCGTCATGTTCTTCATTTCGGTACCTCGGGCTTCTTGTAGTTCTTCAGATAGGGAATGAAGCCCATCAGGAAGAACGAGGACCGGCCCCCGCCCCCGCTTCTGCTCTTGCCGAACTGCCACGGGTAGCGGACACCGGCCTTCTGGTCCTTGCTGTATTGCCTGAAAGCATCCATGAAGTTCGAACCGCTCTTCTTGGGCTGTGTCGCAACCGCGCCGCCCTCGGCAAACTGGGCGATGGATTTACCTTGCGAAGTAACCGGCCGGCCGTTTGCTGACTTCTTGTAATCCCTCATGACTCGTCGTCTCCTGAGATGCGGTCGTAGGCACCGGAGCCGAGCGGACCCTTGCCTTTCGTGCCCCACGGATTGGCGCTGCCCCTGCCGACACGCTCTTCCCAGCCCTTGCCAAGCGGGCCGTTCTTCTTGCCGTCCCAGCGATTGGCAGGGCGCTGCCTCGGGCGAACCGGGACCGGACCAACAGTCACCTTCTCGTTCCACCACGGCTTGAACTTCTCAAGCGTCTGGTCGATGGCGGCTTTGACCTTGAGCCCCACTTGCTTCACCGGAGCCTTGGGTCTTGGTTTCGGTGCCGCTGTAGAGGCCGTCGGGGTAACCGAGCGCTTCGGCGTACCCTTGGCACGCGACAAGGCGCTCATCATGCTGTTGGCCTGACCGGCGTTGCGGGCCGTCACGGACTTGTTGCCCATGTTGCCGTACATCGCGTTGCCGTCGAGCGTCTTGAAGTTCGAGAACGACTTGTTGCTCGGACCCATGCCGCTGCCGCCCTTGGACGTCGCGTAGCCCTTGGCCATGCCCCCGGCAGGACCAAACGCGGTGTTGCCATGAATGGTCTTGCCCGTCGTGATGCCTAGCCCGCCAGACTTGCCACCGCCGCCAACAGAACCCCCGCTCTTGGTCGAGGACTTGCTGGTGTTACCGGAGCGGTTGCCACCGGGGCCGGCAACACCGGACTTGTCGTCATTGCGGGACATGCCGCCGTAAGCGAACTTCTGGACGACCTTGCCGCCCTTGGTGGGCTTCTTCATCAGCGGCCCCCTACTCCGCGTTCACGCTGCATGCGCTGCGTGCGCTGGAACGAGCTTTCCTTGGCCTTGGCCTTGGCACCGCCGCGTGCCTGCATGGCGGTCGGCGCAGCGCCGGCCCAGTTGCCCTTGAAGGCGCTCTTGGTCGCGGAGCCGGAAGATGCCGGCTTGGCCTTCGGCTTGGGCGCAGCGGCTGCGGGCATCGCAGGCTTTGCCTTGGGCTTTGCAGCGGCAGGCATGGCGGGCTTCGCCT